AGCAGCTCCTCAACCTCTCGCTCAACCCGATAATGAAGCTGTGCGGTTTCAGTATTGGCAGAGCGAAGCTGATAAAAGACAAAATGAATTGGACACTATTAAGAAGACCAATGAAATTCTTACTAATCAACTTACCTCGTTAGTTGGGAATGTGCAACAGCCCCAACAACGACAGGAAGAAGCAAAGGTTGAAGAGTTCCCACCTCCCCCAGATAAACCAAGGCGACCACATGGATATAATCGTGAGGAAGCATATAGTGATTCGTCAAGTGAAAGTGCTCGTCATTTAGATGAGATTGAATCTTGGCGTGATGATATGGATGAATATAATCGCCTACAAGTTGAATATAATACAGCAGTCGTTCAATCTGAACGGGAGCAGTATCAAGCAGCTAGAAGGCGTGATGACATTCGAAGGCAGGAAGCTGCTCAACAAGATCATCAGATGAATGAATTGAAGAATCATATTCAGGGTACGTACAATGCGGATGAAAATACTTTCAACGACTTTGTTCGTACTATGTCAAATCCTGCATCGCTCAATCCCGATAATCTATGGAGGTTATATCAGATGGATAGGGGTCAGACTGTTCCTGCACCACCTGCTCCAGCACCTAGTGCTGCATTCGAGCAGACTCGCAGAGCACAGTCAGTTCCTAGTCCTATGGGCGTTCTACCGAGCCAAAATGTTCAGGTGTCTGATCGTTCGGTAGAAGATAAACTAATGGATAGTATTATTGAAGACCAAAATAGACTGAACATTATTTAGTCTTTTTTAATACCAAGGTAAGGGGAATGTACCATGGCTAATCAATATAGTATTAGTGCAGGTGGTACGATGCAGTCTAGTTCAGTAGATCACTCCCGGAGAATGTTTAATTTCGGGGAGCGGATCGCAGAGCTTAATCCTCAGCAGTCCCCCTTCTTTACCTATTTGTCCAAAGTCCGCAAAAAGCCAACTGATGATCCTGTGTTTAAGTTCTTAGAACAGCGTCATCAATGGCAGAGACGAACTGCTCAAATCAAAACAGCAGCAACAACCGCAGCTTTTAGCAGCGGTGCTGTAGCGACCAAAAGCAACGTCCAAGTGGATTGTTTGTATGACAAATACGGTAGAACCGTATCAACAGCTACGCTCCCGCAGTTCCTTCTCGAGAGCCAGATTATTGCCGTAGAATGCGAATATGACGCAAACGGTAGTGATGCTGGTGTCGGATCGGAAACCGCGGCTGTAGCTTACTTCCAGATTACTGGAGCACCGGATGTTTCAAACTCAACTTATGCTGAGATTGATTTGGTGTGGAAAGCAGTGTATTATGTGCCAGATGGCAGTAATGCAGGTGCTATTACACCAGCTGACAGTTCGAAGATTATTCTTCGTGCTGATGCAGACTTACAGGTGGTTGGTTCAGCGTTCGCAGAAGGTGGCACTGACCCTGAGGGTTGGAAAGACGAGTTCTACGATAGAGAAGGATATTGCCAGATTTTTAAAACGGCAGTACCTCTTTTCTCGGGAACAGCACTCGCCACTCGCTATCGTGGGGTCTCCAATGAGTATAAGCGTGTATACGCTGAGAAGCTCATGGAGCACAAAATGGATATGGAGCACGCTATGCTCTTCGGAATTGGAACAGATGATTCAACATCAACTGGTCCGATCCGTAGAACTTGGGGTTTAATGCCATATACGGAAGCTTACGGAAAGATTAAAACCTTTACGTACGCTAGTTCGTCATATGACGACTTTGTAGATGCGTTGGAAGACGTATTTTCACCTGAGTCAGGCAATAGCGGAACTAAGCTTGTTCTTGCATCTAGGAAAGTAATTTCTTGGTTGAACAAACTTGGCTCTAGCTCTTTCATGGGCAACAATGTTGCATTAGGTCATACTGTCACCACAAGTGGTGGAAGTAATGGTTTTAGTGCTGACATCCAGAACATCAAAGGTTCTTTTGGTCACAACGTGACTTCTATAAACACTGTTTATGGAAATCTCAACTTTGTGATGGAACCTCTGTTCCGGGGTCCTTGGGAGAACTATGCTTGCATGGTGGACCTTAAGAACGTGGCTTATCGTCCGTTATCTGCTAACGGTGTGTCTCGTGACACTCATGTTATCACTAACGTACAGAATAACAATGTTGATGGTAGAAAGGATATGGTCCTGACCGAAGCCGGTCTGGAAGTCAATCTGCCAGAAACCCACACTATTCTTAAGTTCGCATAGTGTTTTATCGGTAATGGAGCGGGGGAGTTTCGGCTCCCCCTAACTCCTTTAATTGGAGTCAATTATGGCACAAACAGAATTACATAAATATTCGACTCAGGAAAGAGCGAATAAAAGAGATGCGGATGTAATAACCGTAACTCTCACCACAGACGCAGAAACCATAGGTGATAATAAGGTTATAGCACAATCTATTGAGCTTCCGTATGTTGCTTCAATACCCGGAGGTACTACGGTCATAACGTCTGTAACACTATTAGATAAAACAGTTACTGGTCCTGCAGTAGATTTGCTATTTTCAAGTACAAGCGATGCTATTACTCAAGATGAAGGTAAAGCTATAGGCGAGGATATGAGTGATTTGGACAGTGTGTTTACAAATTTTGTAGGGCATGTCAAACTCGCAGCTAGTGATTGGGTAGATATGGCTGATTCAAAGTTGGGTACAAAGTCTAATATTCAGTTAGTAGCAAAAACAGCATCTGGAACGGATAGCTTGTGGGTTCATGCAGTTAATAGAAGCGGAGCCAATTGGGTAGCTACTGCAACAACTGACATGCAGCTAAAACTAGGCGTAGTAAAGGATTAGTTATGGCTGGTATGGTAACAAGCAATGATGTCGGTGGTCCTTGGCAATCAGGCAAGGAAGAAAACAATGATAATAGTAGGCGTAAACTTGATCTAAAAGGGGGATCAAATGGCAAAAGCAAAAAAAGCAGTAAAAAAAGCGATAAAAAAGGTTGAGAAAAAGAAGAAAGCCGTATTAAAGGAAGCTGAGGTTGTACGTGGTATGGCTGGAGCTGTTCGCGGTGTATGGAATAAGCGGGGTAAGTGAGCTTTACTGCCGAAATAGGGCACTATGTTGGTGCTACGTCAGATTATACAACTGAAATTGCACAGTGGTTGCCAGATGGTGTCAAGACAGTTGTCTCAAGAATAGGAGCTTTAGCTCCTGATATGTTAGAGCAATTTGCTACTACAGCAGCTATTACAGATGGTAATGGGGTAAATTTGGCTGCTAAGGGTAGAATTTTAATGGTGGAGAGGGATGCTAGTAGTTCTGCTAATACTAACGATGATTTAAGAACTGCAAAGCCTGTAAAACTGCAGTTTAAAAATCAGTTGAGTAGTACTACAAGTTTGTATTATGCTCCCCCAGAAGACCCGAAGTATTATGTCGAGGCTGGTACGTTATATATAAAACCCACTCCTTCTGCGGCTGAGGCTGGGGTAGTGCACCATGTCACTTATGGAGCAGTGAATGATACCAATGAAACTATTGCATATTTCCCAGATGAATTTAAAAAGCATGTTGTTTTATGGGTAGCTATGAATGTATTGCATGCGAAGATGATAGATACTTATGGTAGGCTCCCAACTGATCTAGATGCTGATCAAACTACTTTTGATGCAATTAGTGATTTTTCAGATGGTATAGGTATGTCTATTGGTCTTCCTTCTGCTGTCTCTGTAAGTTCATCTTTACCAAGTGCACTATCAGTTTCTACTAGCTTACCAAGTGCTTTTAGTGTGTCTTCATCTTTACCGAGTGCGATATCAGTTTCTACTAGTTTGCCTAGTGATTTTAGTATTACGAGTGAGGTTGGTACTTATCCCGCTCTTCAAGCTATGCCTAGTATTAGTGGAGAAGTGGCAGATGCTTTGACCAATGCTAAGAATTTTATGGATGCTGCTGCATCAGAAGGAATTACTACGGATGTTGAAGACTGGTTAAATAACGAGGATGTAGAGATGGTTGATTCTACTCTCCAGGCGATTGCTACTGAATTGCAGAGAGCAAGTACTCATTTGGCTCAGCATCAGGATTTACAGCAGAGCGAGATGAATGATTGGAGACAGGAAGTTGAGCAATATCAAGCTGTTGTACAATCAGAAGTGCAGGGGATGCAAGCTCAGTTGGCTAAATATCAGGCTGACCTTGCTAAGGAATCAGCACAAATGCAGGAGGAGGTGAGCAAATATCAAGCAGAGGTTTCCAAAGAATCTCAAAGAACTCAGGTAGACGTAAGTAGATATCAGGCTGAGCTTTCTAAGGAGACAGCACAAATGCAGGAGGAGATCGGAAAATATCAAGCAGAACTTTCTAAGGAACAGGCAAGGATTCAGGCAGAAATGTCTAAGTATCAAGGTGAGGTTCAAAAGGAATCAGCAAGAGTACAGAGTGAGCTTGCGGAATATCAGGCAAATGTTGCGAGGAAGTTTCAGTCTTATAGTGCGAAAATTCAAAAAGAGACAACAGCTTATCAGTGGTTACAGACTCAGTTGCAATACGTACAACAGATGCATGAACAATGCTGGGCACCATATCAGGGTGCTATGTCAGATCAGAATACTTCTTATGCGAGACCTAGAAAATGAAGGGAATAGAAATGGTAGAACTTGTGCAACAACATCATCCAGAGATGGGAGCACAGGAAATAATAAAAATGTTGAATCGTGCTTCAGATGAGTTCTGTACGAGAACAAGGCTTTTAGATTCAGCTACAAAATTTGATACAGTGGCAGATCAGAGATATTATGGGTTAGATAGCCAGATTATGGAGATATGGTCCGTTGATTATACAAATGATGATGATGACTTAGAGGCTATACCAAGGTTGATTGGTAGACCTCCAATACGGGATATTACTTAATGGCTACTACAGTAACTACAGGTGGGAACCAATTTAGTTCATGGAAACAGTCTAGATGGGTCTGGTGGATAGAGAGAGATGGGATCGGGATTGCAAAGTATAATCCCGTTGCTACTACGGATGCTAGTCGATTTGATTCTCCCGATAAGGCTAGAACTATTTATCTCTATTATTACAAGAAGGCTAATCACTTTACGGAGCCTTCTTCTAGTAGTGCTTGGGAGACAGAAATAAATGAGTTGCCTAGCCAGTTTCATGAACATTTAGTGGAAAAAGCAATACAGTATGGATATGAGATGAAACCAGAGGGTATAGGGCAGGCTCAGTATTTCGGGGCGAAGTTTGATCTTGGAGTTAAACGTGGAAGAAAATTTGCTTATAGAGGCAGGACCGGTACTATTAAGATGACTAGTCCGACAGATTACTAATGGCAACAATATCATGGGAAAGAGGACAGTTTGGGAATGGGTCTTTGGATTTTATCGCACAAGCGTTTAATGGGGATTTAATTGATGAGTTTGCTATTACATTTACTGAAGCTGTATCAG